CTAGTTCCGTTCTAGCGACGAGGAGTTTTAGATGGGCGTTTTTCGCCGAGAGCAATCAAGTACAGCACGACAGAGCACAGCCTCGTCGCCACTTACGTACTTTTCAGGTCTGACTCCCGCGCAGGCGGCAACCTACGGGACACCACGAACGATTACCGCGGCCGCAACTCAGATCCGTCTCAATGATAAAGGCGAAGCTGAGCAATTCAAGATGCGCCGCCAGGCACCGTCTTCCGCATGGCAATCAGAAGCCTGGGAGTACTACGACGCAATTGGCGAAATCAAGTACGCTTTTAACCTCGTGGCATCTGTTGTCTCAAGAATTCGCCTTTATGCCGCAGTAATAGAAAACCCCGCTGAAACGCCAGTACCTGTACGTAATTCAAGTACTGTCGACCAACGCCTTGCGGCCGCCGCAGAGCGCGCTCTAGCGCGCCTAGACTCAGCGTATGGCGGTCAAGCAGGTTTGCTGCGCGACGCGGCTCTAAACATCTCCGTGACCGGAGAGTGCTACCTCGTACAGATGCCAGCACGCCTCGGAAGCGGCATCGTTGAATCCTGGGATATTCGCTCAGTTGACGAGGTCCAGATCGACTCTAAGAATAACTACGGGATCGTTTCACGCCGTGACTTACTTAGCAAGGGTGGACATTCTCAGCGCGTGCAAAATGGTATTCTTGCACTTCCTGAAAAAGCATTCGTTGGACGCATCTGGCGTGCACATCCAAGATTTTCTGAAGAGGCGGACTCTTCACTTCGTGGGCTGCTCGACATGTGCGCAGAACTTTTGCTTTTGAACCGCACATTCCGTGCAACTGCGCGTTCCCGTTTGAACGCTGGCGCGCTCTACCTTCCTGACGGTCTTTCTGTAGCAGCGTCTCCAGATCCTGACTACCCGTATGATGACTATGATGACTCACGCCCCGGCGTTACTCCTGAGGAGACGACAGACGAGTTCGAGGACCAGCTCATTGACGCGATGACCACGCCGATTCGCGATGAAGACTCAGCAAGCGCGGTTGTGCCGTTAATTATTCGTGGACCTGCTGAACTTGGCGACAAGATCAAGCAGTTCAAGTTTGAACGTAGCTTTGACCCTGCACTCGCGCAACGCGCAGACCGCGTTCTTGAGCGTATCCTCCAGGGACTTGATGTTCCTAAGGACATCGTTACTGGTTTGGCAAACGTCAAGTACTCAAACGCCATGCAGATTGATGAATCGCTCTACAAGGCGCACATTGAGCCACTTATGCTTCTGATCGCAGATGCGTTGACTGTTGTCTACTTGCGCCCGTATCTCATCGCAAACGGTTTTGACCAATCTCAGGTTGATCGCCTTGTCATCTGGTACGACCCAAGCCAAGTAGCAACGCGTAACGACCGCGCAGCCGATGCAGACGCGGGCTTTGACAAGATGGCAGTTAGCTTTGACACGTGGCGCCGTACTCACGGATTCAGCGAAGCCGACGCTCCAAGTCCGAATGAAGTCGCACTGCGCACCATCCTTGAAAAGGGCATGATCACGCCTGAACTTACTGAGGCAACAATTAAAGCGTTCGCACCTGACATGGTTGATGCTGTACGTTCAAATCAGCAAGCTTCAAGCGTTGGACCGATTCCTCCTGAAGTTGCGCAAATGCTTGGACAGACACCGGCTGAAGGCACTGCACCGGCACCTGCTGCGGAAGCAGCACCCGCTGAGCAACCACCTGCCACTGCGGAAGAACCAGCACCGCCAGAAAATCCTTTTGAAGGTTTCGTGTGAGAGTGACATGTTCTACAATGAAGTACAATTTTCTAGTCATAAGGTAATAGGAGCGAACTAAAATGAGCTTTCACAACGATTCAACAGCAGATCTTGCCGAAAGTCTTGGCTGCCTTCTTGCAAGTGTCTACACAGTACAATTGAAACTTCACGGATTCCATTGGAACGTTAAAGGCAAGGACTTTTCAGAATTTCATGAATTTTTTGGAATGCTTCAAGAAGATCTTTACGGATCAATCGACGAAACAGCCGAGAGCATCTTAAAGCTCGAGTTTGATGCGCCTGGCTCACTGTCCGACATGCTCGACCGCTCGTGCGTCGAAGACTACACAGTCCACGTTGGAGAGCCAATTGATATGACAATGCAGTTTCTTCACGACAATGAAATGATCATTGAAAAGCTCAAGGCAGCAGGAGAGCTCGCGGGCGCTTGTCGTGAGTATGGAATACAAGACTTTCTCGCCGGTCGCGAAGACACTCATAAGAAGTGGTCTTGGCAGGCACGTGTAATCTCTGGTCTTCAACCATCACGCCGCTTGGAAAAAGCTGACGCTGGTCTTCTGCAAGTTGCTGAGATTATCGTGCCCACCATCGTTGAAGCCCAGCCTATTCCAGCGGCACCATGCTGCTCAGAAGGTTGCATGTGTTCTCCAGAAGCATGTGTCTGCGGCCTCGACTGCATGTGTGGATGCAGATCTCAAATGGTTGTCGTAGCGGCAACTGTAAAGCAAAAGCAAGATCGTCCAGAAAAGAAGACAGCAGTTACTGCAAGTGCTAAGCGCAAAGTCTTCTTCGCAAAGAACACTGACGAGATGCTCAAAGAAAAAATGTCAGCACACAATGAAAAAGCTCCGGGCGGTCGCAAAGCTACATTGTCGACACTGCGCGCTGTCTATCGCAGAGGCGCGCACGAGTACATTGGCAACTTGAGCGACACAACAAGTCGCGATGCGGTTGCTGTGTCGAGAGTGAATGCATTCTTGCGCCTTCTTGCGTCTGGATCTTCTCCAGTTTCTGGGTACGTACAAGACAATGATCTTCTTCCGACAGGGCACCCAAAATCTTCGCGAGGAGCTTCAACAGCTGTGACTGCGTCGATGGTTGCTGAGTCTGAGATGTACATCACTTTGAAAAACGAAAAAGAGTACGCGTCTCCCAACGAGGCTCTTGTAGCAATGGCCGAATATTCAGGTCTTAGTTACTCTGTGATCCCAGCCCTTAAAGCGGCATGGACACGCGGCGTGAAAGACAATGAAAATCCATTTGAACGTGCAAAGAATCTTTCCGTTTCATTGTACAATAGCAAAGACGCGGATCTTCTTCCGCGTAGGAAGGTTGATTCGCTGTGAGCAAGCGTAGACGTGACACAAAGTGGCTTGATCAGCTTCGTGCAGAAGCCATTGCACTCGTAAATAAATCAAACTCTAAATTTAGACCAGAGCGCCAAGTTACACGCCAAGCAGCACTAGCTGTAGTTGACCGTAGCCTAGCGTACACAAGCAACTCATCGCAAGAGATTCGATCATTCTCAGCTCTTCGCGCGCTGTCTTCGTTTATCTCGCTCGCGACTATCTCAAAAGCAACTGTTTCATCTCTTGAAAACTCAGACTTGCTTCCAATCGGGCACCCATTCTCAACAGCGCCTCACGCGATGTCGGCTAGCGCGCTTCGTTCTGCTCGCGCACAATGGGTCGCATCAGATCCACTTGTCGACGATTCGATTAGAGCTCTTGTTGCGAGTGCTCACTCGTTAGAGCCAGGTTCGATCGAACGTCAACACGCATTTGCTCGCCTTATCGCTGCTGGTCCACAGCTTGTACCAATTACTGCAGCGATTGACATTGGCGACGTTGAAATCGTCCGCACTTATACTCCAGTTCCTCTTGTTGCTGGTCTTTTGAGCTTTGTTGGCGGCAACTCTCGCGCAGCACGTTCGATGCGTGCAAAGCTTCAGCGCCGTGACCGCTATGGTCGATTCGCATTCATGGGCGGTGGCTTTTCATTCAAGATGAAGATGGTCGATGGCTCATTCCGCAGCTTTTCCGGTCGTGTTGTCGGCCGTGGTACAGAAGCAGACGCAAATAGTGGCCTTGTCGAGGTTGAGCTCATGCGCGGAAGCAATGGAATTAATGTTGCCGGTCAAATTGTAAAGGTACCGTCAAACAAAGGTACTGCAGTAAAGGCAATCATTCCTCAAGAAGGACTTGAAGGTCTTCCTGACCAGGGCGAAGTGCAGCCTGATGACGTGTTCGTATCAGGGGCGCAGATGATCCAATCAAAGACTGGAGCTCCTGACGGTTGGAAGCCAGTAAAAATGGCAAAGGACTCGAGCGGCAAAGAATACGCTACTCAATGGGAGTCTCCAGATGGTTATGTCGTCAACGGTGTCGGTAAATACAACCACACCGAAGACTATGAAAATGTTGGTCCTGGTTCCGCAGGTCGGGCTACACACCGCCAGCCACAACTGCAGCCCGCTCGTCAAGAACTTGACTTTGTAGATTTCCCTGCTGTTGACACATGGGCAGACGTAGAAGACGTTATTAGTCGCGACCAAAACGACTACGAAGCTGATCTTAAAAAGTACAACAGCCTCGACGGTGACGACGCAGCGCAAAAAGCCTGGGTTGCCGAGCAAGAAGCAAAGGGCCGCAAGAACGCAGCCGACAAGCCACAAATTCTTCGTGAAGAGTCTGACTCGTTTGCCGAGCAGCTTCAAGACGCAGTTGGTGATGACAAAGGTATTCGCTTTAACGTAAACGGCCAAGACGTAGCTCTCAAGCCGACAGAAGTTACTGACACATCAGTAAAGGGCACAGACGAAAACGGCGAAGAGCGCGAAATCAAACTCGCTGATATTAAGTCGATGTCTGAAGAAGCCACACCGGCACCTACACCTGCCGAAGCTGCCACTCCCGACTCAGAGTTTAACTACAAAGAAGCAGTCAAGACTCTTAGAGATCCAAAAGCGTCTATGGACGAGAAGTTTGATGCTGTATTTAGAACAGCAAAGGGCACGCCTGT